CGGGCCTCATTGCGCTTAGTTACGCGTTCTATTTCTTTCCTATAACACACGTAGTGTGATTCGGAAACTTTAGACGATTTAGCTAAGACGCCTAGTTCATTACTCTAAGCGCCCTAGCGCGATTTCTCGCTTCAGCAGGAAGGTTTTCCGGACCTTTGGGTCTTGAATACCTTTTTTCGTAACTGCATCCAAACTCGTATGACCGAGCTTGGTCGAACTCTCTCCTCAGGATCTTCCCGAGTAAAGAGATCGATCTCGCTTGGAAGGGCTTTCAGGCCCGACTCAGCGTCTGCAATCCAAAGCCAGGTACTTTCTAACCCGGTAAATCCGGCTACAGATTTCCGTTCTACGAATTCTCGTAGACGTACAGTGAGCCCACTCGCTTTTCTGCTAAGAGGTGACACAAAAGGATAAAGGACCCAATCCTTAAAGAACGGTTCTATCAACCTTGTTAGGTCTCCAAAACTGGCCTTCAAGGACCGAGCATAGACGAACTTTAACATTCGCCTTCGTCGCTGGGGCCCCCGAGCTCCTTCCACCCTCTGCAAAACTTTATGTTGTGCATCGAATAGTCGGAGTCCGAGAACTCCATTGATTTGCTCCTTACTCCTCTCGAGATTCTTAGAGATTAAGCTTGTGATGTCGTCGACCAAGAGCTGCGCAACAACGCGCGCCTCTCTCCAGTCGAGTCCTACTGGATAGCCAGGGCCCCGGGACATTACCCAAGACTCAAAAGTCATAGGGAACAGCCCGCCTGGTCTACACAGATACCCAAGTAATCTACTGAGACGATTATTTAAACCGAACGCGACTGGCAGTCGCGCCAAGTTCTTATAACCGAAACCCGAGAAGCGTGCTACATTAGCCATCGAGATTTCTCTCGATCTTTTCACTTTTCTCCATAGCTCCTCAAGAGCAGCGAGGTTACTCGCCGCAACACTGAGTTCCGCCAAGGAAATCGGCGTGGCGTCTTGTCCTCGAATCCAGGTTCGCTTCGCAAACTCTAGACTCTTAATAGATGAGACTAGGGATTTGGCAATTCCCACCTCTACACCTATAGTGTCCATAAGGACGAGGTACTTCTCAGCAACGGCTTTGTCAGCTATGACAATATCGTCTCCGAGTAACGCATACTTAGAAAACCATAACGGTTTATCTGGGTACGCAAGAAAGGCAGCGTATTGTACAATGGCATGATGAGTCAACGCGAGCATCGCCCACGATGACAGCGCACCCATAGGCTGTCCAACCTTATAGTAGACACTCATAAATCCCAAATTGTAACTTTTAGCTACCTTTGGTAATCCATAAGGCCGTCCTACAAGGATATAAGCCCATAAATGTGCTAATCTCTCACCCAAGAGAGGTTTCAGCAAAGACACCTGTATCGCTACAGGGAGTCGATCTGTTGCCGCCGATAAATCATACGACGCAAACCATTCTTCCCCTTTGAAACGATCTAACAGCCGGGACACCGGTCCTAGCTGATCGAAAGTTCCATCGGTTGGAACGGCCCGCAATCGCGTGAATATCCACTCATGCAAGGGTCGCATAAGCGCCTGGGTGATCAAATTCACCATAGCAAAGACTCGGATCTTTCCTGGTTCCTCCTTGAAACCTAATCGCCCAAAAAATAAGGGTTTCCCCCAGATACGAAGAGACAACTGAGACCGACTATGGACCTCATTAGAAGTCTGTAGCCAGCGACAGGGATCTCGACGTAAAAGTTTTGGTTGACGACGAATCAGATCGTCCCTCATCCGCCCGAAGGCGGAAAAGATACTTTCCAACTCAAAGTTTATCGCCCTAGAAGACGTTGCCTTCATCCATTCTCCGAGGATCTGATGCATCTCCGTATCTTGCCACCAGACCAGCAGGTCCAGTGGTAAGCCGGCAGAAGCACCGAATCCCCCTGAGTTTGGGGAAGACTTCGTAATCGTCGGAATCGACGTCACTTTTAGGTCTCTTGAAGGGTCGAACTCCATTGGTAACTTCGTCACCTTTGAAACCCGATCCAAGAACACGGGTACCCATCTTTCCCATTCATTTAGAAAAGTACTTTGCAGCACCTTCCCAGGAGAAGTTATGGTTCCCAGTTTCAGATGCCCTTTGTAGGGAATTACTCGGTATAAGCCGAATAACGTCATCCAAAATCTGATAACCTCAATATCTCCCGAAAGAATTAACTTTCGGTGAACAGAATTGATGATCCTTGGTACTCCGCGTCTAGTTCTCGAGACGTTGCAGCCGAACCCAAAGGGATCCCCATCTATCTGGCCGCCCGCTACATGTTGCAATAACAAGTAACAGGTTTTCAAATAGATAGCTAGCCCTCTCGGCCCAACTCGTCTATACATTCTTGATGCATTTCGAGAGAAGCCCCAGACAACCTTAACCCTTCCTGCTGTTAAATGCCCAAAGACCAACGGGATGACTCTAAGAGCCATTCCCGCCAGTTTTGCCTCGGCTTTTACACCGAGGGACCAATTCATCGAACGCCTTACTAAGCGTTGATAGATACTTTTAGTATTTCTCATTGCTTGTTCGGTGTTTGATGGATTTTCGGTTCCCCACTCCCTCCTGGGAGAGGTGGGCCGCAGGTCGCCTTAGCAGGCTAGATAATAAGGTTGCTGGGAGCAATCCCTATACACATTGTGGCCCCGACCATTTCTGGTCTTTTTCCGAGATTTCTCTCAACCACTCCGCGTATAAAGACTCTCCCAGTACCTCAGCTATAGCAAGGATCCATTGGATACTTGATTCTATTACTAGGTATAGGGCCCTTTATCGCTCACACCATCAGGTGATTACGTCCAGGTTACGCCTCCGGCTTTTTAGACCAGGAACTACTCTTGGTAGCTTCTAACCTCCTCCTTTCGATTTCTCTACTCAGTTTAAAGATTAGCGACGTTATCTTTTCAGACCCTATTGGACCGACATCTTATTTCTAAGACACCGGCTTGGAGTCCCCAAAGACCCGGTCGGTCATTTGGTTCGCTTTCAATGGAGATCACTCTCCACTCTCCCGTGCTTGACTCCACAAGCCCAGCTTACTATAGCTGCTGGAGGGGTGGATCCGACCACGCACTCGCTTAGTTACGCGACGCATACTAATGCAAATGCATAACCGGAACCGCTTCCGTTTATGCGGTGGGCCAACGGCCC